AACTTGCCGCGGGTATTTATACCGCGGCAGACACTCAGGTGTCGTCGATGCTTCTATCAGCCCTTCTGGCTGGAGATTACTCGACGATTGTATCTGCTTCGATAGACCCAAGGGACTATACGAATGCCGATACGTTTTCGCGGGACTACCTCTCTGTCGAGCTGATGTCCAAGTTCCCACACTGGGATCTTGGGATAAGCAGGTCAGATGTCGCCCTTCGAAAATTCTCTGAGGTGGAGGAGGCACTCGAACTGCTGGAGTTTTCCGAAAATCCTACTCTTACTCACGGCGACAAAACCGTGCGTATGCGGGCGATAGAAATTACCGCCCGTAGAAAAATTGAGAGGATGTTAGGTGACTTCAGTTGGGACGAGGCGCACTCCTTCTTCGCGTTTGGTCCTGGAGCCTCGACGTCCTTGTCGAGACAGCGATGCGATGCATCGTACAAGTTTGGGGCAGAAAGACCCCATATGTCGTTTAACGCTGAGCCCCTGGCCTGTGCGCTTTCTAAAGCACATCCAACATGGCGATTTGATGCCGATGTTGTGGCCGGGTCTAAGCTTGTCACCGTCCCGAAGAACGCGAAAACCGACAGGAGCATCTGTATCGAACCTGATCTGAATATGTATTTTCAGAAAGGTATCGGCAGGTGTATCCGTCGCCGGTTATCTCGCTGGGGACTACTGAAACACGATGCTCAGCAGTGGAACGCTGAGCTCGCTCGGATCGGTAGTGCAAACGGCCAGCTGGCAACAGTTGACCTTAGCAACGCCTCAGATTCCATTCATATGGAGTTGGTTAGGTTGTTACTCCCATGTGACTGGGTGCGCGCAATTGAGCAATCGCGTTCACCCTACACTGTTCTTCCTTCTGGGGAGATTCGTCTCCTCCGGAAGGTCTCCAGTATGGGCAACGGCTTTACATTCGAACTCGAGACGCTGATTTTCTACGCTCTCGTTACGTCTGTAATTGAGCTGTTTGCCCACAATGGAACGGATCGTCAGTGTACTGTCTTTGGCGACGACATTATTTGTGCCGCCGAGCTGGTACCCCCGCTCATTGACGTCTTAGCTTTCTTCGGGTTCACTGTGAATTCGAAGAAGACGTTTTGGGAGGGTAAGTTCCGTGAGTCTTGTGGTAAACACTACTTCGCGG